TAGTGACTATTATAGTGACTACGCCCTGTAGTGACTAAAAGAAAAATCGCCAACTCTGTAAGAATTAGCGATTTAACTTTTACTTGGGTGGTGCCACCAGGCACATTGCACCCCTTAGTAGTCAGTAGTTTAATTGCTGATTGTGCCGACATTGCGCCGACATTTGACTATTTTTTAGCGTTGCGGTCGCTCATTAGTATCTCGATGGTACGTTCTTTTTCTTTCAGGAGTTCCTTCAGGTGAGCGATTTCGCGGCGCAGTTCGGCAGTTGCTTCTCCCCCGTCGAATCCGTCGAAGAAGATACCGGCTGAAACACCTAATTCCTTTGCTATCAACTCTATTGTGGTGGAGTTGGTAGTACCGCGACGGATTGCGCTCTGTATGCTGCTTTCATTGCGGCCAATCTTTTGCGCGAGTTCGCGGATAGTCATTTTCTTACGCTCGCACAAATCTCTGATTAGTATTAAGTTAGCCATTAAAATTTATATTGTTAACAATTTTTAAGAGTGATTTAATTACTGAATAGTAATTTTGATGCTATATTTGCATAATAAAATTACAACAAATTTTTGAATTGAGCAAATGGAGCAAGAAATTAGACCACTCACACCAAACGAAATTTTACGCGGTTGGCTTGATTCTTTGCCACGCAAGGACTATAACAAGACGAAGCACCTTTTGGTTGACGCTTGCCTTGTGCCGCTGCACACGGTTAACAACTGGGTTTATGGAAACTGTTCCATACGTCCGGCCTCGCAAAGAGACATCAACCGTGTGAGCCTTCAGGTGTCAGGAAAAGAAATATTCACAATTACCAAGCCGGAGGGAGGGGCGAAGGCGTAAGCGTCCGACCTCCGGGGAGGTATATTAACCTACTCGAAAAATGAAAAAAGAAATCACCTTTGGCGCATACTCCGCCATACTGAACGCCAGCGCAGAACGCGCAATGCTGACGATAAAACACAAACGTCTGCCACTCAAAATCGCCGATAAAATCAACGAAGCCGGAGACATCATAGCCACCGAAGTGTTCTTTGATGATGATAAAAACGGTTGTGTCCGTATTACTCATGACCTCCCAATGGGCGAACTCACAGACATAGTTTGCAATGCCATATCGGCAATATACGATACCGACGTTTCTGTTTCCAATGCAAGAACCTAAAGCGTTGTATAACCTCCGCTACTATGCGCGTCGCCGTGGCTATGTCTTTGCCAAGAACCAAAGAGTGGCCACGGTGCCGGAGGTGAATCGCTCCGAAAGAATCGAAGCCCGGCTGAAGTCTTTCGGCTACTGTATTCAATTAAACATCTTCCAATATGAATGACAACGTTTTGGCCGTCCTTCTCTCGACCGCTGATTCTCGGCAATTTTGCGGAACTATAACCGGCTCAACCGATTTTCAGAAAATCGGGGGGGGTAAAAACCGCTATAATTTTTTGTAATTATGTAACTTGTAATATGATATGGTAACACCTGAAAGGCTATACGCGGCAACCGACGACGGCCTCCGTATCATCGCACTGCATTACCCGGAGGCCGTGGAATCGGCACGAACAAACAAACCGTTCCGCGCCCGTCCTGACGAACGGACACCAAGCGCACGGGTAAAACTATTCAACACAGATAAGGGTAAGGTCTGGAAAATGACTGACTTCGGAGGTGAAGGCCGCGCCATTGACCCGATACAGATACACATGGAGGCGAAGGGCATTTCATTCACTGAAGCAATCCTCGACCTTGCGGCCACGTTCAACATACAGGACGAGATAACGCGTTCAATCAATCGCCCGGACATAAGACGCGAACCCGCCACCGCAGAGCAGCCGGAGGGCGACTGCACATGGGATATAGACCAAGAATTTACGAAATCGCAATGTGCCATAATGGGGCCACGTGTTACCCCGGAACACATGGAGGCGTTGCACTGGTACCGGGTAAAACGTCTTACATCGGTAAAGAACCGCGAAGCAATCCACAAGTTCTCCAACGAGAACTATCCGATTTTTATGCGGGAATGTTGGTTTGTTGACGAAAAAGGTAACGCAGACAAATTTTATAAGATATACGAGCCTCTTAACGTCGATAAGAAATGGCGATTCCAATACCAGCCAAGAGGTAAAAAGCCGCAAAGTTACATCAATGGACTGTTTGAACTCATCGCAGCTTACCGGGATTATAACGAGGCTGAAGAACGCGCCTTCAATTCAGACCCGGCGAACGAGGGCAAGCCGTACAAAGAAAAGAAACTGCCGGAAGCCATCATTTGCTCCGGCGAGCGCGACGCGATTTGCGTCCGTTCCCTCGGCTACCACCCGCTATGGTTCAACTCCGAGACATACAAGGTTACGGAAGAAGAATACAGGCAGATAGCCAGATATGTCGAAACCGTCTACAATATCCCGGACATCGACACGACCGGCCGGGTGAAAGGAACGGAACTTGCCTTGCGATTCATCGACATTCATACGATATGGCTACCCGACGAACTCGCAAATTACCGTGACCACCGGGGCAACCCTCGCAAAGACTTCCGCGACTGGATAGAGATTTGGAAAAGCAACAGCGACTTTCGCGGACTTCTCGAACTCGCCACCCCGGCGAAGTTCTGGACTAAACAATGGGTAAGCGGCAAAGGTGAGGACGGAAAGAGCAAAGGCCGCTACAAATACAGTATCGACATTTCCTGTCTACACGAATTTTTGATGTTGAGCGGATTCTACACACTCCGCGACAAACACGCTCCCGGAACGCAGTTTATCCGTATTACCGGCAATATAGTAACGCTTGTAACCCCGAAAGAAATACGCGAGTTCGTGCATAAATGGTCTATTCATACGCGACAACCGCGAGAACTCCGCAACCTGATATTATCAACCCCTACGCTTTCGCTTTCCTCTCTGGAGGCGTTACGGGAGGCCGACCCGGATTTCACCAACTACACGGAACGTTCACAGTTCTTTTACTTCCCGACATTCTCGGCTGAAGTAACAGGCAAAGAGATAATCAAGCACGAAAACCGTATAGCCGTCGGAGGCCGCTATGTGTGGGAAGAAAACGTGATACCTCATAACGTCCGATTCCTTCCCGATATGTTCGAGATTACGCACCCGGAAGGACGCTATGACAGCGAAGATTTCAACATCGAAGTTTACCCCCACGCCTCCAATTACTTCAGATATTTGATTAACTCCTCCCGTATCTACTGGCGCAAGGAACTGGAGCAAATGCCGGGCGAATGGACTGCCGAGCAAATCGAGGCTTACCGCAAGGAGCATAAATTCGACATTGCCGGACCTCGCCTGACCCCTGCCGAGATACAGGAACAAAAACAGTGTCTTATAAACAAGATTTTTACAATCGGGTTTATGCTGCACCGTTTCAAATCGGATTCTCGTGCATGGGCCCCGTTCGTCATGGATAATATCGTGGGCGAGAACGACCAGTGTAACGGACGCTCCGGCAAATCATTCATGTTCCGCGCTCTTTCACACATTACAAGGTGGCTGAAGATAAGCGGCCGCAATCCCCGGTTACTGGAAAATCAATTTGCTTTCGAGCAGATAAGCAAACACCTCGGAATCGTGGTAGTTGACGACTGCGACGAATATCTGCCGTTCAAACAGTTTTACGACAACATCACTTCCGACATCACCATAAACACAAAGAACGTTTCCGCCTATACGTTGAAATTCAACGAGGCCCCGAAGTTCGCATTTACCACAAATTACGTACCGAAAGAGTTTGGCGGTTCGAGCGTCGGCCGTATGCTTTTTGTGGTATTCTCCGACTATTACCACCAGCAGACTGAAGATAACGATTATCTCGAAACACGACGTATTTACGACGATTTCAATAAGGATTTATATTCATCGACATATACAGAGGCCGAGTGGGAAGCGGATATAAATTTCTTTATGCAATGCGTCAGATTCTATCTTTCTGTCGCGAATATGCCGGTAAAAATCGAGCCACGGATTGACAATATCATTTTCCGCAAGTTCCTCCGGGATATGGGCGACAACTTCCAAGACTGGGCCGAAATGTATTTCTCTGTCGATGAGAACGGAAACGGCGACCACCTGAATACCGAAATTGTCAGGGAAGATGCGTTTAACGCCTTCAAGAGTTTTTCCGGCAATCATAAATGGTCAATGCAGAGGTTTACCAAAGCACTGAAAGGCTTTTGCTATACGTGCGAATATGTCGCAGAACTGAATCCGCAAGACCTATGCAACAGCGGACAGAGAATCATGCGGAGAATTGAAGACCCGGTTACACATAAGAAAGTGCAGAAAGAAATGATTTATCTCCGCACGGTAGCCGAATCGGACAGAATCAAGAATCCACCCCCACAACCCCCGCAACAGGGAAAACTACCTTTCTAAACTGTTACCGTTATGGATAGCAAGACACTGGAAGCCCGGCAACGCTGGACGCTATCACAAAAAATCGACCATACCCTCGGAACGATTGACACTTTTGTTTCCCGTTTAGGTGGACTTGATAAGGTTTATTGTTCCTTTTCGGGAGGGAAAGACAGCACGGTTTTATTGCACCTTTGCCGGGTTCTTTTCCCGGACATTCTCGCGGTGTTCTGCAATACCGGCAACGAATATCCCGAAATAATCAAGTTTGTGCGCCAGACGCAAGCTGCCGGGGCTGTCATTAGCATTATTCGCCCACAATTCACACCGCGCCAGATATGGGCGAAATACGGCTTTCCTCTTATCGGAAAAGAAACAGCGGACAGGGTTCACAAAGTAAGGATAAATCCACATTCCAAGACCGCCGGGATATATATGGGTAACGGTAAATTCAGGCTTGCTTTGAAATGGCGTTACCTATTGACAGAGCCTTACGAGACTTCGGCAATGTGTTGCAACAAATTAAAAAAGGAGCCTTTTCACCGATTCGAGCGGGAAACCGGTCGCCGTCCGATTGTCGGAACTATGGCCGCCGAAAGCAAATTACGCGAAACGCAGTATCTAAGGCAAGGCGGCTGCAACGTTTTCGGGGAATCTCCGGCAAGTAAGCCGCTTTCGATTTGGACTGAAGCCGATATTTGGGAATACATTCGCGCTCAAAATCTACCAATCGCCGAAATCTATCATAAAGGGGCGGCAAGAACAGGCTGTATGGGTTGCGGATTCGGTTCACAGTTCGCAGATGATACGCGATTTGATACGCTTTTGCGGGAACACCCCAAATGTTATGATATGATTATGGGTTACACCAATAACGGGGTATCATTCCGCGAAGCCATGCGAAAAGCATTACAAGTTAATGGCCGCTTCCTTCCTGATGAAGAACCGGCAAACCTTTTTTCGATTTTATGAAATTACGAGTATTTGAAGCGTTCGCCGGTTATGGCAGTCAGTCAATAGCCCTCGAACGACTGAAAACGGCTTATCCCTCTTTTGATTACGAGGTGGTGGGCTTTTCGGAAATTGACCGCTACGCAGTTGCGGCATATTACGCCGCCCGCGATCCGCGTCTTGCCGGCGAAAGAATCGACCGTCTCGATATAAAGGCATACACTCCGACAAAGGAAATTACGGAAAGATTTCCCAACTACGGGGATATTACGCTGATAGACTGGACCAGTGCGGAAATGCCCGACTTTGATTTATTCACCTATTCATTCCCTTGTCAGGATATAAGTACCGCCGGGAAGCAACGCGGATTCGCGGAGGGTTCCGGCACCCGTTCATCGTTATTGTGGGAATGCGCCCGCGCTATCGAGGCTAAACGTCCACGATACCTCCTTATGGAGAATGTAAAGGCGTTGACATTCAAGAAACACGCCGATAACTTCAAACGCTGGCGCGAGTGACTGGAGGCTCAGGGCTATTCCAATTACTGGAAGGTACTCAATGCACGGGATTTCGGGATTCCCCAGAATCGGCAACGTGTTTTTATGGTTTCAATCCTCGGAGAACACAAACCGTTCATATTCCCCGAAACAGCAGCCCCGAAGCGTCGCCTCCGCCATATACTGGAGCAGAAAGTGACGGATAACTATTATCTTACTGTACCGCAGCTTCAGATGATTATCGGGCATTGTGAACGCAAATTGTCGGAAGGTTGCGGCTTTGCCACCAATTTCCAAACTTCTCAAGGAATAGCCGGTGCGATTTGTGCCGGTTACGGCCATTATCCCACCGATACGTGCCTGGCCGAACCCGTGGCCTGTGCGTTCAGAGGCCGGAACATCGAAAATCCGTCAGACCGCAGCCGGGGAGCAAAAACAGCCCAACGCATTGAAATCGGCGATACTGTGGCAAATTGTATTACCACGGTTGAGAAAGACAGCCTCGTGGCGGAGCCTAAGATTTTGGGCTACACACGCGATAACAAAGGCGTTGTGGTGTCTCGCCACCTGAAAGAGTTTGCCGGGTCTGTATGTGCCTCAAACTTCCGCAATACAGGCAGCACAGCGGAATTTGTCGCCGAGCCTATGGTGATACAAAGGTCCCACGGCTACGCCGCCGGGAATGTTCTTGAAATCGCTCCGGCCGTTACTGCCTCAGCATATACTGATAACAATTTTGTGTATATCGGCTATAAGATTCGCCGGTTCACTCCACGCGAGACATTCCGCCTCATGGACTTGGACGACCGATATATCAACGCTATTCAAGCCGCCGGAATCTCAATAACACAGCAGCGCAAACTTGCCGGAAACTCGATTGTAGCCGTGGTATTGTTTCAGATATTCAAAAGTATGTTCATTCTATGAAGAAAGATAAAGACCGCATTTCGCTTGCAAGAAACGAAGCCGACGAAATACGCGAATTGTTGGAAACCCTGTATGCAATGGAAGGAACGTTTGACGATGATTTTAACAGGGAATGTCATCGCGCCGGAATTCATGCGCGTAATTTATGCGAATTACTGCACGGACACCGCCACCCGACATGGGAAACTCCAGACGAACCAATATCACCCCGGAATCCTTATGAACGATAAATCTTATCCGCCTATTCTTGACGCTTGTTGCGGTTCCCGCTCCTTCTGGAACGACAAAAGCAATCCCTTGGCCATGTTTATGGATATTCGTCGGGAAACTCTTGAACTGTGCGACGGGCGAACTATTGAAGTGAATCCCGATGTTGTGGCGGATTTTCGGTGTATGCCTTTTCCTGATGATATTTTCCGGCTTGTGGTATTTGACCCTCCCCACCTCCGTTGGTGTGGTGATTCATCGTATATGCGGGCCAAATACGGACGGCTGACAGCAGATTATCGTAATGACATTGCTCAAGGTCTGTCAGAGTGCTGGAGAGTATTGCAGCCTTTCGGCATTCTTGTGTTCAAATGGAACGAGGAACAAATCAAAGTCGCGCCGATTCTAAAACGATTCGGTCGAGAACCGTTATTCGGGCATATCACCGGGCGTTCGGGCAAGACGCGGTGGTATTGTTTTATGAAGACTGATGAATAAGGTATTTTTTTTATTTTCGAGCCGTGAGCCGGGCGGAACTTGCACCACGCATGACCGCCCGGCTTCCTTTTTACCCACACCGCGACTGCCGAACCTCACCCCTTACCCCCTCCTTTTTCTTACTAAATCTTTGTTACCTTGTAACAGATGTTTGCAAAAGGTGGTAACAATATAAAATCAAAGGAATTAAGAGAAAAAGAGGGTGTGACAAACTTGGTAACAATCGGCGTAACAAAAAAATTGCGGTTTGTTACACGTTTTCGGGGAGGGAGGAAAAGGTGAAAAAGTAACAAAACGCAGGGGGCAGTTACAAACTGCAATTTTGAACTGTAACGAGTGTAAATTGCTTGATTCCAAATGGTTGTAACGGTGTTACAAAAAAACAAAGTTTTTCGCGTTAAATCTTGGCTAAGTCGGTAATATAATAACATAGTCGCCTATATAATATCCTATTGTCGGAATTTATTCGTAACTTTGCGCTCATAATCAATCAAATCTCCCTCTATGATTACAGTAAAGATTCAAGTCGAACAGTATGTGGCCGAGTATATCCGGGGGAAATACTTCGACCCGGAAGTCGGTGCCGTCCGATTCCCCTCGAAACTCGACATTTACATACTTGTTTACGACCTACTTCAGAAACGACCCGTTAACTGCCCGCTTGAATCCGGCAATCTGGAATTTGCATTGCCGGACCGACGCGACGCGAATATGGCCGGAGGCAAATCGCCGGAGCAGTTCAATTATCTGTCGGCGCGAGCTGCAAAACGCCTCGGCGACAAAATGCGCCTTATGATGTGGGCCGAGCTGCACGACCTTATAGACGAAAACAAGCACTTAAAGGGTATTCAGTTCAAAGATTCGGTTTTTCAGTTTCTATGCCGCTACGAAATAGAATCAATCACAGAAGATGCCCTGCTGAAGAATTACCAACGCTGGAGGGATAAGCAGCGGAGGACGACCAAACGCCGTTACTCGCGAAAATAAATACACAAAAGTCAGTGATTATTTTACCTACCGAATGGCCTGTTTTGTCTTTTTTTGAGGGTAATTTTGTCGGAAAAATGTCGGAAAAATGCTGAATAATTGATTAACAATAACTTATAGCCTGCAATTATGGAACAGTTGACCGTTTCGGTATGTCATAGCCTGAAGATTATCCCGGTGGTCCGGCTTACGCGGTTTGCCCGATTCCGTTCACGCGTTATCCTGATAACCGTCGGAACACCCGACGACGCGGCCGCAGTTCCGGGAAGTGTCAAAATATCGACGACCGCCGACAAAGGGATTATCAAGAAGAAAATAACGTTTGACCGCTCCGGCGTATCGGATTCCGCCGCCGACATTCTGGAATCATACAAATGCCAGCGTGTGGTGGCTACATACGTCGATGAAAGCGGAAACACACGTGTAGCGGGTTCCCCCGACTTCCCCCTCGCCCTTGATTACACTACGGGGAACGGTGTTTTTACCGTTACGCTTTCGGGGGAGGACACGAAGCCGGACGGATATTTAGCGGATTAAAGTCCTTCCACGCGCCCGCGATAAGTAGTTATTTTGCGACAAAAATAACTGCATGAACAGGCTCCAACGTATATTTTCCGATAACTGGACCATACGGCGACACGACTTTGAAAGTTTCGTGTCGCTCATCATGCCGGCGATTGTGGCCGGCAATATAGAGGCCGCCTCCGCCAAACTCAACGAGGACGACAAACGCACCGTCAAGGCGACCGCCGCTCCATATATGGCGAAATGGTATGAACTTGACGATATTTCCCTGCCGGTTGATTCTATCGCCGTGATAACTCTTACCGGGGTTCTTTATTCGTGGGAATCGGAGTGGGTAGCAAAGCAGGTCGAGGCGGCGGAACTGAATCCCAACATTTGCGGAATCGTCTTTGTAATAGACGGCCCCGGCGGTATGGTGTCGCACCTCGATATGGCGGCCGCAGCCGTAGAAAACTGCAAAAAACCGACGGCCACAGTAGTAACCGGCATAATGGCCTCCGCACATTTCTGGTTAGGTACGGCCAGCGACCGCACTTTCATAGCCTCGCCACTTTGCGAAGTGGGAAGCGTCGGAATCGTATGCACACATTACAGTTTCCGCGAATTTTTCAAGATGAACGGAATCGACTACCGGGAAATATATCCTGACACCGCCGACCTAAAGAACAAGGAAACTCGCGTACTTGTCGAGAACAACGACGAATCACTCATAAAGGCCCGCGCCGAAAAAATCCATAAAATTTTTGCCGAGACCGTGGCCCGAAACCTCGGAATCGAATACGACCCTAAACTGCCGCTTTTCCGTGGCGAGATGTTCGACGGCAACGAGGCGGTGGAACTCGGTTATATCGACCAGTTCGGAGGTGTGGCCGACGCGGTTAAATGGGTGCTTGCACAGGCAACGAGCCGGAAGGCACAACAAATATATCAGTAATTAACCACCAAATTAACACAGAGTAAAAGATGAATTTTGCGAATTTTATCCCCGCGATTCTCGGTATTCTCGGACTTACCGCCTTTCAGGAGAAAGACGGTAAAAAGAGCCTTTCGGATGAGGAACGCGCAACCCTAAAAGGTTACGGATTCTCCGACAAGTTCCTCGATGATTTCGCCGCAGCCTTGAACGACCCGGCTCCAGCCGTAGAACCTTCCAAAGACAGACAGGACGCAGCGTTAAAGGTTATCCTCGGAAATACCGTGTCGCAGCTTACAAAAACGTCTGAAGAACTGGAAGCACTTAAAACGAAGAACGCCACCGACGCACAGGCACACGCCGCAGCAATCAAGGCCAAGGAGACGGAAATCGCTGCGCTCAACGCCAAGATTAAGACACTTTCCGAACTTCCCGAATCCGACCCCGGCAAGGGTGCCGGACAGAGCGGCGCGAACCCTGAAGCCTTCAACCTCGACGACACCGAACAGCTCGGCGGAATGTCGGGCGAGTTCTTCAGCCTCGACCGCCCCTACAATATGCGAGCCAAGGCCGCACTTCTCGCCGCACAGGGTCAGAGCCTCGCCATCGCCGTGGCTAACCGCGTAGATTACAAACGCCTTCAGGATGACCTCGGCGCGTTCTACCGTCTGCCGTGGCGCGACCGCCTTCAGTCGTTCCTCCGCGAGCTGCCGACAATCGAAACGCTTTTCCCGCTCGAATCCGGCCATCAGGACCTCGACACGCTGGTTAATATCTGGCTGGGCGAGTTCTCACAGGCTGACAACACACAGGACAGCGACTTCGACAACGTTACAAAAGGCTCCTACGAGTTCGACCACGAGACCCTGCGAATGTACGACGTTATGTTCGCTTATCGCTTCAAGAACCTGAAGGCTATCGAAAAGAGCTGGATCGGACACCTGAACAAAGAGGGTTCAAACGCCGTAAAACTCTCATTCATCGAGTATCTGCTTGCAGAAACGGCGAAGAAACTCCACAACGAACGCGAGCAACGCCGCATTAACGGCGTTCGCAAAGACCCCAATCCCAACGTTCCCGGCCGCGCAATGGAAGCCGCCGACGGCCTGTATGAATACCTCCGCAAGAAAGTGGAAGGGCATACCGACTTCACCCCCAACGGAGGCACTTCCGGCAAGACCGTTTACCAGATTAAGCCGTTCAACCTCCCGCGAATCACCCCCGCCAATATCGGCGAAGTGTTCTACCTCGGCACATCGATGATTCCCTCGGTATTCCGCGATACCGGCACAATCGTTCTGTATATCCCTTCTTTCATGCTCCCGTGGTATCACAAATACAACGAGGCGCATTATGGCCGCAATGTTGATTACGAAAAGAATATCACATACGTGAAGGAATTCCCCGGCGTGAGAATCAAGACAATTTCCAACGCCGACAACCACCACCGTATTTTCTGGACTATCGAAGGTAATTTCCACACATACGACCACATCGCCGGTGAAATGCTCCGCTTCAACCTCGAACAGGAGGACTGGAGCCTGAAAGCATGGAGCGAATGGAAGGAAGGTCTGGCCGCCGAGGCTGTCGGCTTCAAATACACCGACCCCGCCGACATGGACGGTTCCCGTCAGCTCGTATGGTGTAACGACTACGACCGCCCCGATTCCTTCTTCCTTGAAGCCGGACCCGACGCGAATCCCTCCGCGCTTCTCCATTCGTCAATCGTAACGGTAGCCAACAGTTCGGTGTTCGAGATTACAGACATCGTCAACGCCGCCGTGGGGCAAGTCATATCCCTGAAATGCGGTGTCGACGGAGACAGCGGCGTAACAATCAAGAAAAATGGAAAATTCTCCCTCCTTTCGGCTGCATGGACACCCAAGAAAGGCGAAATCCTCCGTGTGATGAAACGCGCCGACTGCAAATTCATCGAAATCGAACGTGCCACCGCTCCGGGCGATTCCTACGAGTTCCCCGCCGACGAGACCACTCCGAGCGTTCAAGGTGCTACCGTTTTCGTCACCAACGCCAACACACAGGCCACCGCGATTACCGACCTGACCGACGCAGTTCCGGGAACAGTCTACACAATCCACGGAGCCGGAGCCGACAACGCCTCGACAATCGCCAACGCCGGTAACTTCGTACTTTCCGCCGCCATGACGCTGAAGGCCGGTTCGTTCATCAAACTGGTGAAGGCCGCCGACGGCAAATTCTACGAGGTGGAACGCGGTTAAACCTACCGATAATGGCCGGGGCGCGGATAATGCGCCGCGCCCTGTGCCTTAAATTTCAAACCATAAAATTTCATCGACATGACATATATAAGAAAATCCGTCGGACGCGCCCCCGGCAATCCCGGTACAGGGATTCAGCTCCGCGACGTTCTGGTGCTTATCAATACTGACGACATCGCGTTTATGCCGTCTCCTGACGACAAAGGCGTTGTAATTGTCGACAATATCGTTATGAAGCCCGGTCGTTATGGAATCGGTATCTACATGACGCAGGGAACAGCAGAAGTTGCCAGCGCAGCCGAAGGCGAAACCGACCAAATCGGTTTTACCCCCTCTATCAAGTTCAACCACCCCGGAAACAGTCAGGAGTTGCGCGAGTTCAAAGTCAACGAACTGAACTCAAAATTTATCGGCATTATGCGCTATTGCTCCGGCAAGCCCGCCGACCTTATCGGTTCAATCTGCAATCCGTGTAAAATCACCCCCTCCTATACCGGGAACAACGAAAGCAACACCAACGAGTTCACCCTCGCCCAAATCTCCAAAGGCGACGACATCAAGATATATAAGGGTACCGTACCCCTCGAAGAACCTGTTTCAGTCGTCGAGGCCGGCGTTAAAGTGGTCCCGTTCGTTACCGAAGGGCAATACCAGCTTTCGGGCGGTTCTGCTGTCATCGACGAGATAGAGGGCGGAGCGCATGACGCGGTTATAACGCTTCTGGGGGCTGCCGGTACATCACCGACCGTTTCCCATACGAGCGGAAAAATCCTGTTGCGTGGCGGCAAGGTGTTCACTGCTTCAGAAGGTGCCCAGCTCACCCTCCGCGCTTTTGACGCCGGAGAAGGCGGCCTGATATGGATAGAACAAAGCCGATACGTCCCCGCCTGATTCTACCGGCTCATTTCCCGACATATATCCCCGTGGCTCCGACTTCGGGGATTTTTTTGCGCGTAAATATTTCCATATATGGAAAACTTTTTGTAACTTTGCATTGTAATTAAGAAAAGCATTTATGGATAAACCCAAATATAATGTTATCCTTAGCAAGGAAGTAAGGGAGTTTCTAAGCACTCTCCCGGTTAAGGCTGCAAAGAAAATCATCTATAACATTACTGTTGTAGCCGGAGGCCTTCAGGATAAAGAATTGTTCAAGAAATTGGAAGATTCCGACATTTGGGAGTTTAGAACGCTTTATATGGGAATTGCTTACCGTCTGCTTGCGTTCTGGGACACAGAAGAACAAGCCTTGATAATCACCACACATGGGTTTGTCAAGAAAACGCGCAAAACACCCGGAAAAGAAATTGAAAAGGCAGAAAGATTAAGAAAAGAATATTTTGATGAAAAAAACAAATGATATGAAAAAAAAGTGGTACACCCTCGGAGAAATTACCGATGAATTTGTAGGTGTGAAAAGCGCCCCCGAACGTGAGGCGTTTGACGCTGACGTGGAAGCCGCTTTAATCGGCGCGTCGATAAAGAATGCCCGCAAGGCAATGAATCTGACACAAGCCCAACTCGGAGAACGTGTGGGGGTTCAGACTGCGCAAATTTCCAAAATTGAAAGTGGCCGCAACCTTACAATATCTACTATCGTCCGGGTGTTGAAGGCTCTCGGATTGAGTGCCAACTTCTCTATAAATTGCGAAGGCCTTACCCCTGTTACTCTCGGAAACCGAATATAACAGGCCGCAAATAATATTGAATCGCTCCGAAGGTATTAGCCTCCCTTTGGAGCGTTTTGTCTTTTAGCCGGTAATTACCGTCGCTTAATTTTGTACTGTCAAAAACTTTATATCATGGAACAGGACAAAAGAAAAGTAATTACCGAATACCTTAAAGGCCCGCGAGACTATAATGAGGGCGTGGCACTGTACCAGCGTTTCGGTGTGAATCTGATGTTAAAACGCCGTTTTGTCGTCGATGATACCGCCACTACCCGCGAAATACTGTTTGATGAACTTCGCAAAATTGCCGGACTTACCGAATCGGAGTTTGCCGCACTTCCGCGCCGGGCAAAAACGAAGCAAGCCATGATCGAGACGAAAGCCCCGGTTAAAACCGTTCCGGTTGATGATGAAACCGCACTTATCGAACTGGCGGATTCTTTCGGTGTAAGCGTCGACGAATTGGTAAGCCCCGATTTTCAGGAGCGAGTGTTGGCCATGGACGACAACGCCGACCGAATCGACGAACTTACCGAGGAACTGGAAAAAGCCCGCTCCAAATATGCCGAGGCCCCGGAGCCTGTCAGAAAGATGATACGTTTCCGCGAAAAATATCCGTTCCTTAACTCCCCGGACTGCCCCGACATTCTGAAAGTGCTGGTGGCCGATATGTTCACCGCATACGGCAACTATAAAGCCGCGTTCGTCCGTCTCCAGACACTCGGCGACGCTGATTCCGCCCAAGCCGCCGCCGAATGTGAGACAATCGTAACCGAGTATCTGAAGAATCGCGAAATCTGGGACGAACTCGAACATTACCGGGAAACCGGCTCGATTCTCGGCAAAGCCGCCAAGTTCCGCGAAATGGAGGCGACCGAGGACCTGACCGCTCTCTCTGATGTTGAACTTGTGGGAAAACTCAACTCCGCCAACTCCAACGTGTCAAAACATAAAAAGAAACTCGATGACGCAAAGGCTAAAGGCGAGGAAAACGAGAAAGCCGCCGCAGCTTATGAAGTGTGGACGCAAAGGAAAGCCGCGTTAAAGGCCGAGGTTGAGCGTCGAAAAAAAAAGTAACCGTGGCTATCGAGGCGGCGGAACGCTCAAAGGCTCATATCCTCCGTTTCCTCTCGCGCCCCGGCTGCCACCCGTGCGACCGTTCGGAAGCAGGCCACCAACTCGAAATCCAGAATAAAAAAATCGCTGCTCTGAATGTTTCGTTATCCCTCCTGCAATCTCTCCACATATGACCGCCGCGAGTTTCCGGGCGGAACTGTCTATAACGGCGACTGTCTCGACGTTATAAAGACCCTCCCGGAATCGTCGGTGGACTGCATTGTTACCGACCCTCCTTATTTTCTCGGAATGACCCACAACGGACAAAAGGGCAATTTCCGCGACCTCTCTATATGCCGACCGTTCTACCGGGATTTATTCAACGAGTTTCGGCGCGTGTGCCGTCCTGAAGCCTGTATTTACTTCTTTTGCGACTGGCGCGGATATGCGTTTTATTATCCGTTGTTCGATGAAATCCTGAAAGCGCACAATATGCTTGTATGGAACAAATTAAGCGGCCCCGGCAATCATTACGCATTTATCCACGAACTTATATTGTTCCATGCCGGAAAGGGTGCGAATATCGGAGGCACAAACATAATATCCGATATAAGGGCGTTCACCTCCGGGGCTAAATCGACTGACGGGGCTAAAGTTCACCCCACACAAAAGCCCGTAGCCCTGATTCAGAAATTTATCGAGGACGCGACCGCTCCCGGCGCGGTGATACTCGACACTTTCGGCGGGTCCGGCTCTACTGCCGTGGCCGCTGTCCGCTCCGGCCGCCGCTTTATCCTCATGGAGCAAGACGAAGGATATTACCATACGACCTGCAAACGCCTTGAAAATGAATACCGAGAATAACGATATTGTAAAATATCCCGATTTTCCTCTGACAACCAAGGAGGAGGAAGATGTTTACAAACTGGCTTCCGCCGGTATGCGTTCGGCTGAAATCGCCGTGTCTATGGAATGGCCGCCGGAGCGTCGCCGGGCATTCTGCATTATTGCCGAGTTACCGGGTTCGCCTCTGGCCCTGATGTTGGCCGCCGCCCGTGCCGAAGGAATCGCCACACCGCAAATAAAACTTCAGGAAGCCGCCACTGCCGGAAACATTGACGCTATAAAGGAACTCCAGAAGATTCAGGCGCGAAACCGCTTTAACGAACTTGTCAACTATTTGGACGATGACGAATTTACCCCGTAAGCCCTCCCGGATAAACTTCGAGGAAATAGATTCCCGCCAGATTGAAAGAATACTGTCTACCGGGAATCTTGAAAGCCTGACACCCGAAGAACGCGACTATTTCGATTTAATGGAAATGGTTCGCGGACTTCGGGCGCGTATGATGTTTCCCGGAGGAAAGCGGATAGTTACCAAAGCCGGAATAATCAAGCTGCTGAAATCCGACGCTTACGGACTTTCAGACTGGATGGCTCGCCGGATATACGCCGACGCGCTCAATTTTTTCTATTCCGAGGAGAATGTGCGCCCCCGCGCATGGGCCAACCTATACGCCGAACGTTACGAGAAATGGGCCGACCTTGCCGCCTCTATGGGAAAACTGAAGGAGGCCAAAAGTATGTTGCACGAGGCCGCGAAACTCCGGGGCTGCTACGATGAAGCCACGCCAGAGATTCCCCAGGAACTTCTCGACGCTTCTCCCGTCATACTCTACACACACGACCCCGAAAGTATGGGCGCACCGAAGGCCGACCGCAAGGAACTGGAGGCGTTCATTGATTCGATACCTGAAATCCCGGAGATTAGCCGCCGCCGCGTGAAGGAGGATGCGGGAATTATGAAACGCAATCTTATTCAACGAATGATTGATGACGAAAAGGAGTTTGGCGATGAAAGCGAATAAAATCCCCGAAATGCCTGTAAAATTCGGCTCTGACGCGCTTGTTTTCTGCGACTGGATAGATACCACCAACTTTATAGCAATCGGCGGCCGTGGCGTGGCTAAAAGTACCGTCATTATCGCCCGGCGTTCTGTCAAGTGCGTCCGGCTCATGCCGGGCGCGCCTATCGCTATTGTGGCCGACACCTATTCAAATCTTGTAAACAACATAATGCCGGCCGTTCAGAACGGATGGAAAATTGATGACCTTATCGAAGGGGTTCACTATGTCAAATACAAGCGTCCGCCGCTGGAGTGGCAACGTCGTTGCTCTGTTATTGTCGATGACTACAAGCACGTTTTTTCGTTCTGGAATGGTTCTGTTATTTTTCTCGGCTCACTCGACAACCCTTCATTGCTTGCCGGTAAATCCGTGGCTCACCTGATTTTCGATGAAGCCAAATACGCTTCCGATTCAAAGGCTGCCCGTGTTATGCCTATTCTCCGAGGCGACGCGATAACTTACGGGCGCTGCCACCTCTACGGAGGTGTTACGATTACCACCGATATGCCGGACGTTACCGAGGGAGAATATGATTGGTTTTTCCGCTATGCCTCCGAAATGGAGCCGGAGCGAATTGTCAGAATCGTACAAGCTGCCGGGGAACTGAACCGGCTGCAACTGAAACTCACACGCGCCAACCGTGAGGTGACCCCGGACGTTAAGAAAATTGCCCGGCTTGAAAAGCGTATCGACTATTATACCGAAGGGCTGCTGAAGCTGCGCAAAGGGCAAACCTTCTTTATGAATATATCGAGTTTCGTCAACATCGACATTCTTACCGTTGACTATGCGAAACGTCTCTATAACGGCGCACTTGAACTCCACGAGTTTCTTAAATCCGTTATGGGTATGCGTCCGGGCGTGAGGAAGGACGCAAGATTTTACGTGCTTTTCGGAGATTCACACAAGTACACCGATGGAACTGTTTCAGGAGTGGCGGCCTTCACCTCTGCGGAACTGCGACACCTCGACCCCTCCCGGCCCCTTGACGGAGGCATGGACTTCGGCAATATGCTTTCGTTGGTTATCGGACAATCTGACGGCCGACGTTACCGGGTGCATAAAAACTTCTACGAGATACCGCCGGGCTGGTTCCGCGAACTCGCCGATCAATTCCTCGACTTCTTTAATTCGCATACGTTTAAGACCCTGAACCTCTATTATGACCGCTCCGGCAACAACTTCCAGAAACAAGGTGAGGACTATGCCGGAAAGATTAAGGAGGCTATCGAAAAGGACGCGGCCGGTCGACGTACCGGCTGGACTGTCGTACTGAAATCGCGCAAGCAAGCCACGATTAAGCAAAACGCCGAATATGATTTTATGCACGAACTCATGCGAGGCGAGAACGAACGCCTTCCCCTGTTGCTTGTCGATGTTCTGAACTGCCCGGAAATGGTGTGCAGTATCGAAGGCGCAAAGGCCGAAGTCAAGCACCGGGGCCAGCAAAAGGTGGTGGCGAAAGTCAAGAAAACCGAGAAACTGGAGGCGAAGAAACTCCCCCGCCTGTCGACCAACTTCTCGGACGCTTTCAAGTACCTGATGATGCGCCGCGAGTGGCTGAACGCCGCCAAAGCCGCGCCCTCCGCAGCGTCAGGAGCGGCCGAACTTGCCGAACAGTGGATGGCCGACCGATTCGGCGGCTGACATAGTTACCGGCTCCCTTACCGACCATATTACCGCCCGACGGCCGACCATACCGCCGGGCTTATTTTTGCGCTCACCGAGCCGGCGGGTAACGCCGTAACAAACCCGAACGCTCACATTTCACCTTTGGTAAGGGGTGGTAATTATTTTTTCCCTTCAGAGCGGCCCGCACTTCGGAGCGTGTCAAAAATAGCGTTTTTATTTTTCAATGCGGTTAACTGCCTTATTTATAGTGAAATGGTGTTTTTAAGACCAAAATTTTACTTCTGAAATGCCGTTTTTTACTCTGCAAACTGCAAATTTTCACCTCATTACCGCTAAAAATTCGTAACTTTGCACTGTCAGACACCCGGAATCCGGCGGAGATAACACCAATCTTACGCCACATGAACCCCCAAACCAGCCCGGAAGTAAAAACCGAATTGCAAAAAACCGATAAAGCGGCCAAAGGCTGTGGAATGGTGATTTTTGCAGCAATAATAATCGCTATAATATACGCGGTATTTCAGGGTATAAACTCTGATTCTGCCGGAGATTCAAGCGATGAAATCCAAGCAGCCGCTTTCCAGATAGCAAAACAGGAGGTTAAAAGTCAGTTGAACAACCCGGCGACCGCTGACTTTTCTCTAATGTCGGTAACGCGTGAAAAGTTCGGGGATAACACCTATCGGATAAAAGGCACTTTGACCGCTGAAAATTCTTTCGGGGTGGAACAAGCATTGCGATATACCGTTACACTTACATATTTTGAGGGGAATCCGCTCGACCGTTCGAGTTGGAATATTACCACTTGCGAGGTGAAAGAAAATCGCTAACGATATTAAACACAATGTAGGGCTGGGGCAAAATTGTTCCGGCTTTATTTTTTCTTTCTGTATTAAATTTTATTAACTTTTTTTTTTTTTTGTTCACAATATTCTTCCGAACTTTGTGCCGTCAACAAGCCCGGCAGTTTGCCGAAGTAGTCGCGAAAGCGGCTCGAAGTATTTTCGGGCATTTTATTTGCCTGATTACATACGATATAAGGCGTTCGCCTTCTCCTCCCTAAGTAACACGACTACTTCGTCGGTTTCCGGGCTTGTTTGACGACATGGAGAGGCGAACGCCTTTTTTATGCCTTACTCAAATCGTCAAACAACATCTAAACAAGCCCAACAATGAAAGCAACTCAAACTTTACCGGCTCCGGCTGAATTATGCCGGCCGAGAGTGAAGAAACTACCGATTAAAGCAATTATTTACCTTACATCGGAAAAATTCAGTATCTTTGTATCCGTAATCGCCACCCTTATTGCATGGTGGGGCGTTTGCATTGACAGCGAGCGAATAACCGCTTATGGCGGACTGGTATTCCTTGTCGGGTTTACACCGTGGGCTATACGTGAAACTTTCCGCGACATACGCCAAGACAGACTCGGTGTCGGCAAAGACTGGTAAACAATCAACAATCACAAGTATAGAAAATCATGGAAAAGAAAAACAATACCATACAAGTAAGCGACGCAGCTCTCTCCGCGATAAACGGACTTCAGCACCCCGCCGGAACATACGACTACTACCGGCGCACCCTCGACCGCCTGTTTAATACCGTACTCCACGCCTCCGAGGAACTGGGTATGGACGATATGGAAGCAGTGGCGACGCTCCGAGCCATTGACAGCATACGCCAAGACCTCGCAACAATCGCCGGACCTGTCGCCCGCCACAAGTGCCGGGAACAACCGACGGAAGAAGAAATCGCCGAGCGTGTGGAAGAAACATTCACCGACATAGACGATAGTCACGATTCCAACTATCCGCAGCCAGAGGAATCGGGGGAAGTCGTTAAGGAATAAATTTCAAGGTAAAGAAGATTGTTACCAATATCGTAACTTATAGGCAAGAAAGACGCTCGATGGGAATCGGGCGTTTTTCGCTTACTTTCGGGGGTTGTCCTTCGCTCATAGCCATAATATAAGGAATTTTGCAGCATAATAAACGCCCTACGATATGAAGCATCTGAAACAAGAATTTGATAAACTTTCTTTCAAGGAGGTGATAATCTATGTTCTGGCAGTAGTTACGATGACCGCCGGACTGACATTGCTTTTTATAGGTCTATTTATTCCGCCGGAGGGAGAGATACACAGTTCGGTTATTACCGCCTTCGGCATCTTATGCACGTTCGTAGCCTCTTTGCTCGGAATATCCATTCATTACGCTAATGAACTCGACAAATTCAAGGCAAATGTTCAGGAACGATTAAACGAAATCGCAAAGTAGATTCATGGTTATGAAAAAATATGATAAATTATTCGCGTATGTGCTTGTCTGCATTGCAGCAGCTTGCTTCGGCATTTTGTTCGGTTGTCGCTCTACTAAGGGAGCTGTCGAGGAAACAACCATACAGGAAGTTTCCGAATCTTCCGCAGATTCTACATTCAACGCCGCCGCTACCGCCGAGAAAACAAAAGAGACCCGCGCCGATTCCTCCAACGTCCGCGCTGATGAACGAGGTAGAGTCGAGATTGAAAGAGATTCAGCGGGCCGTCCGACGGTTATCATCTGGAACTATGACTGGCGTTTACAGGGTGCAAACACCATGCAGACGGAAAAGGGCAAATGGTTTTATGGGCTTAACGCTACGCGTCATTCCGAAGCCTCCGGCAAGACTGACACAGACACCAAGAAAAAGAAAGAAACAAAGACTGAGGTGGACCCGTCTATCCCTTTAGAAACGCTTATCGGAACGGCACTTCTCGGATTTACGGTGCTTTATGTCATTTATGTAATTATAGCTGACCACGTATGGCCATGGATAAAGAACCGCAGACAATAGATTTGTTTCAGGCTATCGAGGAAATGAAAAGGATTAGCCTCGCCGGAGGAACGTTTTCGATTAAGTTCCGCAAGTGGAACAGACAGACGCGCAACGGCGGCGACCTTGTGAGGATTAACGCCGCCCGCGTCCGTCCGAAAGCCTCCGACGAGGAAATTTCCGGCTCATCATACAAATTATTTTTTACTGATACAGAGACCGGGCTTGCCCGTGTGTGCTGGCAGCCGTTAATCGTAGAGTTCAACGGCCGCCGCACAATCTTAAACTAACACTTCAACATTACCACGATGATACGCAGAAGCGGAAATTTCGGATTCGTAGACAACGGAGCCGGAGAAATATTTACCTTCAGCCTCAATTCCGGCGGCCGTGGCTGGACCCCCTCGCACTTTATGTTGCGCAGCGGCTCCGGCTCATTCGGCTACAAGTATATGAACGTTAACGGAACGCCGATAATTCCTTTCGGTCCTGACAATAATTTGCCGGGGCGCGTATGCGGATTGCTCGAAAAATTCTATGCCGGGGAGGGTATCATGGGCAAGAAAGCCGGTTTGCAATGGGGGGAAGGCCCGCGCCTGTATCGAGACGCGGTGGACGAAAACAATATCTTTTACAGGGAATGGGTAATTGATGAAAAGATTACCGCAGCACTCCAGCAAACCGACTATCTTACCCAAATGCACCGCTGCCTGATAGACCTCTGTCATCTGGAGGGCTTTTGGGTGAAGTTCACACGTTCGAGAGGGGCGCGGATAGGAGCGGGGCGCATTGTGAGGGTGGAACACGTTCCGGCTTCAAAAGTCCGTTTTGTCTGGCCGGGCGACAATGCATTACCCTCCGAGGCAATGGTGGCCGATTGGCCGGTGCCTGACAGCAAGACCTCGCATTTATATCCGCTTTTCGACCCCGCCAATCCGATGAAATACCCGGTGTCTCTGGCGTATTATAATATTTACAGTTTTGGACACGACCATTACAGCGTTCCGCGATTTATCGGTGCGTTCGACTGGCTGGAGTTGGCCGGAACACTCGCGCCCTTGCTCGCCACTTATAACGCCAACGCCTCGGCCATATCCAAACATATAGAATCGCCGCAGTCTTACTGGGACGCAGCCGAAGCCCGGATAAAGGATATATGTCAGCAAAAGGGTATTCAGTATTCGCCCGAAATGCTGGAGAAGTTCAAGGACGAGGCGATGGAGCATTATGCCGCAGCGATGACCGGGAGGGAAAACGCCGGGAAGTTCCTTCATACGTCGCAGTTCTGGAATCCCGAAGCCGGAAACTTTGAGGGCTGGAAGATAGTGCCTATTGACAACAAGGTAAAGGAGTATATCGAGGCGCAGGTGCTTATCTGCAAGAAAGCCGAGGCGGCCGCCACCTCCGGGTTCGGTCTGGACCCCTCATTATCCAACTTGATACTTGATACCAAATTGGGAAGCGGTTCGGAAAAACTCTACGCCCTGAAAGTCTATAACGCTACTGAAACCTCCGTGCCGGACATGGTGCTTTGTCGACCGTTCCAACAGTTCATTGATGTGAATTTCCCCGGTTCAAATATAAAAATCGGTCTTTACCGTACAGTCGTCGAGGCTGAAAAGAATGTCAACCCCGAAAACAGAATGAAAGCCAATGCGTAATATTTTCGGAAACAGTGAGAAACAGGAAACGGCCGCCGGACGTGGAAAAGATGAAGGCAAGGAACGCGGCGAAGATATGAACACAGGCAAGAAAACCGGGGTTCATCGCACGTTGAGCCGTAATTTTGAACGCCGCGTAAAATCGGAGTTGTTCCTTGAAGAATCTTTGCCGTGGCACTTCAACCCCGGCGAAGCGTATCACTGTTTTTCGTTCGGAGACGTGGACGCTCTTACATATCTACGGGCTATCCTCAAACAGCAACCGCTCGAATATATATTGCTTTCTACGTTCTCAATGGCTATCACCGACGCGGAAACACTTTTGCGCTGGCAAAGTCAGGGGCTTATCGGACGTATCGACCTATATCTCGGCGAAATATTCGATTCAAAGTTTGTAGAGGTCTACAACACATTGAAAGGAGCGGCAGCTTTCAGGGGCGGACGTATGGCGGTGTTCCGCAATCATTCCAAAGTTATGGCCGGATTCGGTGAGCGTTTCGATTTTGCCGTGGAGGGTTCGGCCAATCTCAACAGTAATCCGCGCTGTGAACAGACGGTTATAACTCTTGATACCGGGCTGGCGCGATTCTACAAAGAAGAAATATTCGATAATATACGGTCATTCAATAAAGATTTTGATGACTGGAAACCCTATAAACTGAAACGCGATGAAACTGTTTGACAGAGACGGTAACGGCAGTGCGGAAGTTGTCGCCGCCGTCGGGCTTATAGCAAATGACATTACTTTCGACAAGTGGGAGCCGGTGCTTCCCTTCGGAATCCGCGACGTGGCGGCCATTGTCGGTCATGAGCCGGTGGAAGCCCTTGCGGAGTTCTACGAGAGTGGGGAGTCTGACCCGGATAAGGAAACCGCGTTGAAGTATCTGCAACAGGCGGTGGCTTTCTTTACTTGGCTGAAGATAATCCCGACACTCGACGCGCAGCACGACACCGCCGGACGCTCCCGCCGTCTCGGAGAGAATGAAAAAGGGCTTACCGCATTACAGGAGTTCAAGGACGAAGAAAATATTTTGCGTCTGGCTTACGAGGCGACGGACGCGCTTATTGAATCGCTCGAACGCTTCCAGTTCCCCTTTTGGGTCAACTCGCATAAATACAGGCTCCGCAACAAATGTCTGATTCGTACAAAAGAGCAGTTCGACGAATACTATAACATCGGTTCTTACCGGCTATTCGTTACGCTCCTTCCGATAATGCGCGAAGTTCAGCAAGCACAGATCGTGCCGGTTCTCGGCGGCAAGGTGCTGGGGCTGATTCTCGCCGGAAGCGAAAAGGAAACCGAGTTATTCGGAGACATAGCAGCCCGCGCCGTGGTATTGCTCACCATGCAGAAGGCGGTGGAACGTCTGCCCGTCGAAGTTATCCCGGAGGGAGTCGTTCAGGTGCAGCAGTCGCAGCCGGTAAAATCCCGCCTGAAAGCCGAGCAGTCAGCCCGCGCAGCCGTGGCCGCGTCGCTGGGTGCTGACGCTCAACGGTGCATCGACCGGCTTCAGCAAGTTGTGGCGGATTTCAACGCCGAGGGTGTGGAAACAGTGCCGTATGTCGGCGGCCCTATCGTTCACAGTAAAGGTATGTCGTTCTAATGGAAACAATAACCACACGCGGCCGCTCCGTCGATATTCCCGTCTGTGTCGGGGAACTTACCCCGGCGCAGTATGAATATTATTCCTTTCTCGCCTTCGCTTTAGGAGGCGGAGTTATAGACCCTGATTATTTCCGTGTACGCTGGTTCTCTTACCTGATTGGGCTGAAGAAAGTGGATTACACCATATTGAAGCCGGAACATATCGCAGAACTGGAGAAGCAGCAGGGAGTTATAGAAAGGTTCTTCAGAACAAAAACCGTCAACGGTGTGGAGCGTCAGAGCCTCGATTTTGACACCCCGGTTAACCTACTCCCGGAGTATAAAGGATTCAAGGGCCCCGGCGACTGGCTCGACGGTATCACTTTCGGCGAGTTCGTGCAATGTCTTACTATCTTTGAAAGTCTGGCAGAGGCGGATGCCGAAGGTGTGGCGGAAGGTTATGCCGATATAGCCCGTGTTCTTTACCATATACCGGGAGAATCTTCCGTGCCGGACCTTCTCGCCTTCCATGCACCGACACTGTTTTCATCGGTATGGAGCGCGATACAGGCGGGGCCGATTGATATTAACGGTAAGAAAATAGACCTACGCATAATATTCCGCAGTTCCGGCGGTTCCCGCCCTGATGACAAGACAGGGTGGACGGGTATCACTTTCGAGGTTGCCACCGCCAGGCTGTTCGGTACGGTCAAGGACGTGGAGGCGGCCGACTTCTGGGAAGTGTTGCTGTATCTCTACAAATGCAAATTCGAGTATATACACGACAAAAACAATTCACAAAAATAAATCATAATGGAACTTTCACAGTCTATTAAATCAAAAATCAAGGCGTGGGAAGGCTGTCGGCTGACGGCGTACCGTTGCCCCGCCGGAGTGCTGACAATCGGCTACGGACATACCGGGGCAGATGTTTTCCCCGGCAAGCGTATCACACAAGCCGAGGCTGACGCGCTTTTCGAGGCGGATATTAAGAAATTCGCTGACGGTGTGGCGGCGAAACTCAGGGGCGCGAGAATCAATAACAACCAGTTCGATGCACTTGTTTCGCTGGCTTATAACATCGGAATCGGAGCGTTCCAGAAATCGACGCTTTTCAAGAAAGTGATGACCGACCCCGCCGACCCCACAATCCGCGCCGACTTCGCCAAGTGGGTACACGGAGGCGGCAAGGTTCTCCCCGGTCTGGTAAAACGCCGTACCGCAGAGGCTAACCATTATTTCGGGCAGATATGATAAATCTTACCGCATATAAGGAATATTGGGAACGCCTCGCGCAAAGGATTCCACTCATTACCGGGGTTATTCCCGTTACTGTTGACGAGGCTATGGCAAAACGAATAACCTCCCTTCAAAAAGGTTCGGTTACTCTCTTTGTCCTACCTCCAGCGGCTGAAAGCGAAGCAAAGAACATTGACAGCTTCAAGGAGGAAAACGAATGTGTGGTGTTCGTCATGGAGAAGTACGACCCCCAACGCCGGGAAACATGGAGCGTTCTCGAAACCTCGCAAACCGTAGTCGAGGAATTGAAATCGAAAATGCTTGATGACCTCGCCGCAGGGTGTCCGCTTATGCGCTTTGACGTGTCAACTCTGAACACACTCCCGGAAACACAGTTTTTCGCCGGTTTCGCCGGGTGGTCTGTCGGATTCAAGATAATTACTTGAAGAAATGGAAACGGAAGGAATCAAGGCACAATATTTCAAGCAGCAGCTTGAGAAAGGAATCCGCGACATTCTGGAGGCTCAACGTCTTATCGCTTCTTCGCGCATATATCAAAAAGGGCATGACAGAGTGAGGGAACAGCGGAATGGCGCGACTATTCAAGGACGCAGCGGCGCACTTATGGCAGCTTTGACGAATCCACGTTACCGCATATCGCCGGACGGTGCCGGTGTCAGGACCGAAACAACATTACCGACATATATCCGCTTTCTCGACATGAAGCGACACGGTAATTACCAAATCTATAACCGCCAAGTCTGGGGAATATTATACAAGGAGACCCTTCAGAACGTGAAATATGAATACCGCGACTGGCTCGAAAAGCATTTCCCGGAATTACTGAAACAAATCAACAACCAATCAAAATAATATCAATATGAAAAAGTTAAAAAACATCGTCACTTCGATTCTAAAACTTTTCGCCGTTCTCCTTCCCGGAATATTTACCGGGGTCGCCTTATGGAGAATCCACGGCGCACTTGTAACCATTCTCGCCTCCCTCGGCGTTGAATTTATCTGGGCGGCCTTCCTTACGTTCGCTATCACAGTAGCCGGACAGATAAAGGCACAAATCGAATTACGGAAAGAAAAGGCCGATACCACGGAATAACCCGCATACTTCCGCCGTTGCATATCGCCCGGAGCCTAACGGTTCCGGGCGATAATATGTTCTACAACATATTTATTTCTTTTGAATTTTTCCGCATTATTCAAAAAATAATTGTTATCTTTGTATATCAAAACATTACTACTATGGGCGGATATGGCAGCGGAGGCTCACGCAAAGGAGCCGGAAGGAAACCGATTGACGGAGTGGCAAGGACTAAATTCTCCGTTAATCTTCCGACATGGCTTTTGGAAATGATATGCGACGAAGCCGACCGCCGGAAAATACCAATCTCCCAACTGATAACGGAATTATTAACGAAAGGGCTTGAACGATGAAACGGCACAGAACATTTTGGAAATGGCTCGTCCTCTGGGCGAGAGCCGGAGCGATGTCTGAAGCCCGGAAGAAAAGAATCATGCGCGAAAACCTCGATACATGGAATCGGGAGAATCGGGCTTTTGTTGAGAAATGCTACCGCGAATCCGGCGCGGTTATCGACCGTCCGTCCGCTGACGAAGCGAATGGAGCGGTTTCCGGCGTGGGCCACCATGCCGACGGAGGGTTAATTTAGTGTCCTTCGGCACGTTTCCGTGCCTTAATACCTTTGCGCCAACAAACAAATTGGCGCAATGGCTAAGAAGTTATCCCCCGATTATATTAACTGGGTTCTCACTCTCAACGCGACACAGGCGCAAGAGGAATACCACAAGTTAGAAAAGGCAAATAAATCCCTCAAAGCGGAAACGACCGCCAGCCGTAAGGCAATGGCGGAACTGGAGGCACAGGGCAAGAAGGGGTCGGTAGAATGGAATAATCTCCGTAAGTCTATCGACCAGAATAACCGTGCTATGGCGGAAAACCGCCGTAAAATGGACGAAGTAGCGAAACGGTTTGACCTTACTACAATGACCGTTTCCCAACTCCGCAAGCGGTTGAAAGACTTGCAGCGTGAGTTTAATAATACCTCCAAAGCCGCAGACCCTAAGCGTTATAAAGAATTACGCGACCAAATAAACAAAACTCAGGCAGCACTTGACAAAGCCAACGCCTCAGCCCGCGGACTTCAGGGCGGATTCTTTTCGCTCACAAAGATGAAGCAAACCCTTATAGGGTTCTTTTCTGCAATAGGCATGACGATTATGGCCCTTGTGGTAGGGTCTTTCAAAAATGCCTTCAATATCATTGTGGAATTTGAGAAAGCAAATTCCAAACTTGCCGGAATCCTCGGAACAACAAGAGCCGGAATAAAGGAACTGACAGCAGCAGCCCGGCAACTGGGCGCAACAACCTCATACACCGCAGCAGAAGTTACCGGGCTTCAGATTGAGTTGGCAAAACTCGGATTCGGGCAAGACCAGATTATAAAAATGGAGGGGGCCGTGTTGAAGTTTGCCAAGGCCGTAGACACAGACCTCGCCCGCGCCTCCGCATTTGCGGGCGCAGCCCTACGAATATTCAACAAGGACGCAAGCGAGACGGAGGACGTTCTCGCCACTTTCTCCGTAGCCACTACCAAAACCGCGCTCGACTTTTCCAAACTGGAAGCCTCGCTCTCTACTGTCGGCCCGGTTGCAAATGCTTTCGGTCTGTCGATTGAAGATACCACGGCATTACTCGGACAGCTTGCAAATGCCGGTTTTGACGCTTCAAGCGCAGCCACCGCAACCCGTAATATTATTCTTAATCTTTGCGACGCTAACGGAGACCTTGCAAAAGCCCTCGGTGGCCCGGTAAAAAATGCCGATGACCTCGCAAAAGGATTAAAGAAACTCAATGATGAAGGGATTGACCTCGCAAAAGCCCTCGACCTGACGGACAAACGAAGCGTGGCCGCCTTCTCCACGTTCCTGAACTCGGCGGATTCTCTTACAGAATTACGGGATTCAATAACCGACGTAAACAAGCAGTTCAACGATATGTCGGCCACCATGTCTAACAACGTGGCTGGAGCGATGGCCGGACTTCAGTCAGCCGCGCAAGAACTGGTGTTGAAAATATCTGAAGGAACAAACGGCCCGATAAAGGATTTAATCAAGGCCCTGACTTCTTTGGTTCAGTGGGTTGGGGAGGCTTATCAATGGCTTACCAAATTCGGAGGTCTGATTAAAGGCGTGGCCGCCGGATTCGCAGCATATAAACTTGCCGTATTCCTCGCACATACCGCGACAAAACTTTATTTTACCACACTCCGCGCCGGTTCTGCAATAATGGCAGCTTGCAGGGCCGCGATTCTCCTTCTGGCTACCGGCTTCAAGGCTATGATAGGCAATATCAAGGCGGCCACAACATCATTCAACGCCCTGAAGGTTGCAATGGCCTCGACACCGTGGACGGCAGTTATCGGCGCACTGGCAGCACTCGGCGCAGCCCTTTATACATGGTGTTCCGGCACCAATGACGCGGCAGAGGCTACCGAGAAACTTAACGAGGCCGAGGAAAAGATGGCGGAAAATGCAAAGGAACACGCCCGGAAACGTGAGGAGTTTACTAATAAACTCGCCGCAGAAAAAACAAAATTGCTCGAACTTGTCAAGGTCGCGGAAAATGAAAACGCCTCAAAGGAACGCCGTCTGAAGGCCATACAGGAAATAAATAGGGTTTGCCCGGAATACAACGGACATCTCGATGCAGAACGCGGAAAGTTGAAAGCCAATAAAAAGGCTCTCGACGAATATATTGCATCTATGGAACAACGTATGCGTCTTGCCTATTATAAAGATGAATACCAACAATACATAAACGAACAGGAGGCCGCCAAATCGCGCCAGCGCAAGGCACAGAAAGAGTGGGATGCGCATAAAAATGATATTGTCGAAGATGACAGGACTTATTACTCTGAATACGGTAGACATATTCCATTCTTACCCACAATCCGAATAAAGAAAGGCGAAAAAGTCAATGTAAAACGTTCAGAGCAAGTTTGGGGTAATGATATGAAAATGGAACTCGACGCGGCCAATCGCGCCGTTTCCACAACGACAAAGGCACTCAATGATTTCAAAGCCGATATGGAGGCCAACGGAATCAATATTGAGGACGTTTTTACCGCAGCTGACGAAACAATCACTACTACCACCGGCAACGTTACCCAAGGCCTGAATAGTACAGGCTCCGCCGCTCATGCGGTTGTGGACGAGGTTAAGGAACTCCGTAAGGAACTGAAGGAACTCCGCAAACTCGACCCCCAAACCGATGAAGAATTTGAGGCTATCGAGGCCCGCAAAGAGAAAATCCAAGAACGACTGCGCACCCTGAAGGGCAAAGGCTCTAAAAAGAACAAGAAACACCATACCCCCGGAACATACGGGGAGGATTCTCTCGATGAAGCCACCGCCGCCGCTGATGACTTGCACCAGCGGAATCTTTTGGCTATAAACAAGCTGAAGGGAGACCTCCCGGAATACGAAATCATCATAAAGAAAAATGAAGAAGTAATAAGATATTCCGGCGACCTGATTAAAGCTCTTGAAGCCCTTAAAGCCAAAACTGACGCGACCCACACACAGACCCTCGACAAGATTCAGGCGCGTGAGAATCAAATCGGCCAGCAGATTGTGGCGGCGCAACAGGAAATTAACAAGGCAATAGCCCAGAGGGAAGCCGACGGACACGAGCAGCGACTTGCGGCACAACAAGCCTTCTACGACACTCAGGAACAGAGGTTGCGCCATGCCGTAATGTCTGAAGAAGTTACGGAGGGGCAAGCAAATATTTATTTGCTCCAGCAGAAACAGCAGCTTCACAATTCACAGTTAAAGGAACTTCAGGACTATTATACAAAGGTCCAGAACGCGGATTATCTCGGCGCGGAAGATAAACGCCTGATACTTGGAAAATTGGAGGTGGATATTAGGCGTATGCAGTCGCAGACGCTCACCGACACGGGGAAGTGGGCCGAACTTCTGCGCGATATGATGACCGATACCACCAGTTACGCCGGTATCACCGACACCTACGACCTTCAGAAACGTAATATTGAGGCGACATATAACACCATGATTCAGGCCGTGGGAGAAGGAACGGAGGAAGCCGTGGCACTCGAAACCAACAAACAACAACGAATCGCCGCGCTTAATTTCCAATATCTCGAACAACTTTACCAGTTACAGGAATTAACAGGTACATCATGGGCGCAGCAATACGACCACGAACTTGCACAGCTTGAAAGTTACCACCGTCAGGGGCTTATCAAGGAAAAGGATTACCAGCGTAAGAAATTGCAAATCGGGGTCAATAATGCCAAAAAGTATTTCGATTATTATGCAAACCTTTCCGGCTCCATGTTCACAGCCATTCAGGACGCGGAAATTGCCAAGAGCGACGCGAAATTTGATGTCCTGATACAACAAGCAAAGAACAACGGGGAGGATACCGCAGCCCTCGAAGAAGAAAAGGAAAACAAGAAACTTGAAATTCAAAAGAAATATGCCGATGTCAATTTTGCCATAAAAATCTCGCAAATCGTTGCCGACACGGCGGTTTCGATTATGAAGGCGTTCGCCGACCTCGGCCCTATTGGCGGAGCTATTGCCGCCGCCCTTCTGACCGCTACCGGCATAGCGCAAGTGATTCAGGCAAAGGCGGAGCGCGACAAAATCAAGAATATGCAGCCGGGCAATACCGCCGGAGGCTCGGCCGCCAAACCGGCAACCGCCCAACGTGTGCTGACCGGGTATTCAGACGGCGGATATACGGGCGACGGAGACCGCTACGAGGTGGCGGGTGTCGTTCATCGCGGCGAATATGTCGTACCGAAGCCGATAATGGATAACCCACGTGTGGTTGACGCAGTGGGTACTATCGAGGCGATACGCCGGAACAAACTCCTCAGCCAAGGTATTCCCGTCGGAACTCCTTCCGCCGGTTATGCTGAAGGTGGATATACTTCAGCCGCTCCGGCTCCCGATTATTCGGAACTGACGGCCACCATAAAGGAACTTCGTAAAGCACTGAAGAATCTGAAGGCATACGTGGTATTACGCGATTTGGAACGCGCAGAGGACACAATGAACCGCGCCCGCGCTCCTTTCACACGAAAAAGATAACCGCTTATATTTATGGAAATAACAATCAACGGCGAAGCTCTCGACCTCCCTTCCGATTTCTCTATTGAAATAGAGGATTCCAACCCTATTTACAACGAGCGGGGAAGCCAGTCAATACCGGCAACCGTTCCGACTACCCGCCGGAACAATAGGATTCTATCGTTTCCGGCGAGGATTGACGCGGGTATTGACCCCAACAATCCCGAACGTATCGCGCAGATTCAAGACGGCGCATATATCCGGCGTGGTGCAATGAACATCACCGAGGCGGGGAAAAAGGAGGGGATAACCTTTAATGTGGGGTTTGATAACTCCACAGCCTACGCCAAATGGCAGAAAAAGAAACTTTCCGAACTTTCCAATCTCCCGACATATACGCCGGACCTTTCACAACAAGGCTACCCGATTGACCTGCTTCTTGATGAATTATACCGTATTTACCAAAAGCCAGACCCGCAGAAAGATGATTTTGCCGTGTTTCCACTCGCTGTCAACAATGAAAGCACCGGCAGCGACAAAGACAAAAAAATATATTGGGAAGTTTTGAATTTGGTAGGTTCCCGTGGCCTTGAACAACCGACCAAAGTAAAACGGCTGATAAATGGTGAAATAACGGAGGTAAGCGTTCCCGAAGGTTATATGGTTTCGCCTTTCCTTCGTGTCTGGCGTATTCTGGAATTGATATTTGCAGATATGGGGCTGACACTTGTAACCAATCCTTTTGCACAATCGCTCGAACTTTCGCGTCTTGTCGTTCTAAACAATGCCGCTGATTCGTGTTGCAGGGCCTCAATACGCTATGCCGACCTTATGCCGGACAGTACAGTGGAGGAGTTTTTGAACGCCCTGTGGGTACGTTTCGGGCTGGTGTATAACATTGACTACAATACGGCCACGGCCCGGCTTGTACTGATAAAGGATATTATTCACCAGACAGGGGGTTACGTTATTGATTACCATATTGCCGGAACCCCTAAAATCACCTACGAGGAACGGCAATATATCAAGTTATCGGCTCAATCGTCTATTGAGGGAGCTGCACCGAGCCATGAACGGTTCGAGGATTTCGCGAAAGGTCTTGATGTCTCACAAGTGCGCCTCGGAAACCATGTCAGCCAGTGGCAGAACACAGGAACGCCGGAAGAACCGAAATGGGACGGTGATGTTCGCGACGATTGGGGCGATGATTACCGCGACCCGGACGACCCGGATTATCCAGACCCGCCTGACCCGTGGGGCGATGATTACCCGGAGCCTGACGACGACCGAGACGACGGACGCGACGACTACGGCGATGACAGGGATTATTATGCTTTGCGTTCAACCCCTCGTGCCGCAGTTCCGGCGGCACAATCCGGCAACACCTCGGTAACTACCGGCTCCAGCTTTTTAGCCCGCGAGTTCGTAACGGGTATGTGGTACCGGCTTGATTCCGAGAACGGCAAAATCCGCCTTCAGTCGTCGAGTTTCTTTAACTGGGACCCGCAGCCGGAGGGGCTTAACCCGCTGGAACTGTCAAGCGATGACGAATGGGTGCCGGTAATACGTGTGTCAAACGTGGGAACCGGCACAGGACATTCGTACAACGATATGTGTCCGACCTACCTTTTCGGGGCGCGACATTACCATAGTTACATAAAAGGAAGCGATGAGACGGACGAGGACGGCGACACAACGCCGTTAGCCTTCATGTTCGCATATACCAAGATTAAGAAAAGTTTCGGACGCCTGACCCCGGAAGATGACAGCGGACAAAAGATAATTCTTGATGACGGGACCACACCGACAATTTCATTACTGTTTCAGTTCAAGGACGGATTATTTAATAAATTCTGGGCTGATTATGATGAAATACTCCGGCATGGAAACCGCTCCGTCGAAATTCCGGCGGTGTTCAATAAGCTTGATTTGTTCCGCCTTGACGTGCTTAGCCCGGTAAAGGTGGGAAATATACGTTGTCTTATTGATACAGCGACATATTCACTTCCTTCAGGTCGTAACGTGCCGGTCGACCTCAAACTCCGCACGATACAGACCCACGGGAAATATGATATTAAGAAGGAGCAGAACGTGCCGGATTTCGCGGCGGCAGCCCGACACCTCGAATGGCGCTTAAAATCGGAGACCTACGGCGAAACCCTTAATACACCTGAGACCAGAACCGCAGCAGTCCAAAAATACATCAAAGATACCGGCTATCAATCGCACGGAACGGAAGGCGATTATTATTATATCGGTGTCGGAGGTATGATTTTCAAGTCTATAACACGCACCGTTCCTACGTGGCAGACCGATTCAAAAGTGCCGAAGCCAGGAACAGCTGGGCAAAGGAATTACAGGAAATACAAAGCCCTGATTACATACTCTGTTTTTGAAATACACGATATGTCGTTTCAGGATGGCCCCCAAGATTGGGAACTGGACGAAGTACCGCTGGGGGAAGTTACCGTAACAGTTGAATACGATGTCATTCTTGTGGCCCGGTGGGTAAATGATTAGTCCTTTGTCCGGCTACGTTTTAACGCCAATTTTGCAATATGGATAATAACAATGTAGTTTCCGCGCCGCAGCTTGCCGACGTTGCCAAGTATTACGATATATGGAGGAAGAGCCATACCGGCTCCCTCCGTACCTTTATTGATTTTATGGTAACGCCGTCGCCGGAGCGCGACAATTTCGTTAACTCGCTTGGTCCTGAAACCTCTTTCAACGGTTCGGTGGCCGTCGTAACACTTCATTTGTAAGATATGAATGTTCAAGGAATAAAAAGCGGCTATGCCTTCTCTCGGAATCCGATTATCTTACGGGAATCGTTTCCGATTGACAACCCGAACAAAATCCCGGACGGAAGGTGTGAAATAATCTATGCCGGCACCACAATTTACGAAGGGCGGTTCTCGCCCCCGTTGTCTATGAATGTCGCGGAAATTGCGGACGCTTTTGTTACGTTTTTCAACGAGCCGCCGGAAGGCAATATTTCGCCGATATGGCAGATTGAGGACACCGGAGATATGTGCGACCGTGAATTGTCGTGCTTATTTGAATTTGACGGTTACGAGGCAGAATATAACTGCATAGTGATACCGGGAGGAATATCCCGGCAGAATTTCAAACGCCTTCTGCAACTCAACAAGGATATTTTTCAGGAACGTTTCTTCAATCCCAAAGGCAATTTTTTCCTGACGACGCGGACAGCCTCATGGCGCATTGTGATGAAGGAAACGGAACTTTATCCGCTTTACTTTTTTCCTCGCCGAACCGGCGACCTTATAAGGATAGTTGAGCGCACAAACGGTTCGATATATGAGAATGACAGTTTTGACGAAGGGGTGGCCGTCCTCGACGTGGCGGCTCTCCGGCGATATTTCGCGGAACAAGAACAGGTGCTTTCGTCAGTGTTCGACGTGTACTATAATTCCAATTTTTCGTGTCGTATCGTGGTGGAGCGTTGCGACCCTACACGGGAACGCTACCGCCTGAAGTTCCGCAATTCCCTCGGAGTGTTCGAGATAATCGAACTTACCGGGGAACTCTCTATAACGCCGGAATATACCGACGCGGACGAATCGCAGTTCAAACGGTACGACACAAGAACGACGGAGTTTTTCACCGACCGTGAAAGAGTGGAACGCAAGCAGTCTATAAGCGTCGAGACAGGAGTGAAACGCCCGGACGAAATACGGTTCTTAATGGATATGTTAGGCAGCGAGGAAGTCTATTTGCTCGACCTGACACCGCTACCGATAAAGGTTATCCCATCGGTGGAGGAACTGACTTACCGCCCGCGCCCGGAATCGCCGCAGAAGTTTACCGTAAAACTCGAAATATCATCTTCCGAAGAAAACATCATGCAGGATATTATCGACGGAAGCGAGAACCGCAAACCGCGCATATTCTCGAAACAGTTCAGCAAACAGTTTAATTAAGGATAAAATGGCAGATACCACACAAAATTTCATAGATAGCCTTATTCTGACTATCCAGAACGCCGAAGACCCGGAAAGCGTTACCAACGAAATGGTGGCCGCCGTGTTCGATTTCCTCAATAAAGGTTACAAGAATCTTTTAACGAACAATTCGGCAGTAGCGACCGAGAAAGCCGAGCGGCAGGCCGCCGACGCGGCTTTGCAACGTACTATTGACACGGTGCAGCTTGCAATAGCGGCAGTAAGAAACACCGCCAACGCGGCAGACGCAAAATCCAAATCCAACGAGGCGGCAATCAACACTCTTTTAGGGAAGAACGCGACCGCCGCAATCGAAAGTTTCAACGAGGTAATAGCCTTCCTTAGTGGAATCAAGGACAATGAAAGCCTCGTCAGTCTTTTGGACGCGATACGTCAGAGGCTTGATGACTTTGACAGGGAGGTGGAGCGTCTGAATTCCATTGATGAAAGCCACGATGACCGAATTTCGGTTGTCGAAGAACTTAACACCGCTATTCACGTCGTTGACACACTCGACCTTGATACCACGACAGATACCGGGATATATTACTATAACCCCGCCACAGTGCTTATGGGAAGCACCCGAAATATCCTTATTGTCAAAAGTATGCCGGGCCAACGCCTTGCCGGAGGGGGGCAGTCGCTGAAAATAGCACAATATCTGTTCGATTCCGACGGACTGCAATACCGAACGGGAGCATTTTCCGGCAGACCGGGGGCCTCAATCGTGTGGGAAGATTGGCAGGGTGTCGGACAAAAAGGAGCCGGCAACCTTATCAACATAACGGAACTTGTGCCACCCCAAAACGGATTCTACGACCTTCAGAGCGCAATCGAAGCGGTT